CACCACTCGTTTGGGTTGCCGGAGGACGTTCCAAGTTCATGATACCAGTCGAGGTGTTAACTGTAGGTGCCGTAATCGGACCCGTATTCCCAGTCGTCACCAGAACGTTATCAGAACCAAACGTCATTGCCTGACCTTGAGGACCAACACCCTGCCCAGTAAATGTCACCGTAGCCGTCGTACCAGCATTCGATGCTGTTTGAATGTATCGACGAATACCCAGTACCGTAGCATCTGCAGGAAGGACAGCAATCTTAGTTGCAGTCGTATTCGTGCGAGATACAGTAACAGGAACCAGATGATACGATTTACGAGTCGGGTTGAGGGCGTCGGGGTAGGAAGGATTGAGCTGAGTCAGATCAGCTACTTGTTTAATACCCATTTAAATCTCCAGTAAGAGGGCCCCCGAAGGGGCCATTGGATTAGACGCCCGGCGAACCGTAGAGCGCACGAGGATCCGTCCAGCCGAAGCTATAACGCGACGTAGCTTTGAAACGAGCGTTTTCAGTATCGAAATCGTTATCCATTTCAAACTCGTCACTCCGACGATCAAACATCTTCATACCATTCTTCACATCCGTGCGGATGAACCATGCCAGCGGGTTGGTGAAGTAGTGGTTGAGGACGATGCCCTTCGGGAAACGACCCGTTTGACGCAGTGCATTGATATCGTTGTTATTCGTACCAACACGACGTTCCGTCTTCAAGATACGCTCAGCTTCGAATTCCAGTTGGATCGGAAGTGCGAGGCATTCCGGACGAACTGCAATACGCAGACCACGATCGTTCGTGAAGTTAGCGATATCGATACATGCTTGTTCAAGAGCAGCTTCCGACAAGTCAGCAGCCGTCGAGATCACGTTCGAGAACGTGCCGCCAGCAAACAGCGGATGCGAAGCATTAAGCAGCGAAACACCATCACCACCAACGTACGAGCTGTTGAAGGCTCGGTTGTACACGTTAGCACCAACAACTTCCTTCGTTTGGCGAACCGAGAAAGCCAGACCTTGGGCCTTACGTTGACCGACGACGTCATACTGATCATCTTCCATGATTTCACGCGTGATGATAAAACCAAGCGCATAAACGACGTGAGTATAACGAGTCGTAAACGTTTGTTGTTCACTATCGTACGTGATCGGCGAACCTTCTGGTTTCACCACTTGCAGACCGAACGACGAGATACCAACATCTTCTTCATATTGCTTACGCGACGTGAAGCGTTCGAAGAGTTTATCCCATTCAACCGGGTACTCATCATATTCCTTGCCATACCATGCATTTACACCGGGCCAAAGGGCCTTGGCAAAGGAAGAACTATTAATAATACCAGCCATTTTCTATTCCCCTTATTGATTAAACACCAGCAGCGCCAGTGCCGCCGTTCAACTGATGGTTGTTGATATAGACGAGAACTTTGGGGTTAGCCGCAGTAATGTCATTATCCACACGTTGAATAGCACCATGAATACGGAGGGGCAGCGTTGCCGTAGTAGCAACAGTCGTCCCATCCACAGTTTCACCCGATTGACCAGTGACCGTCGAACCACCAGCATCCACCACGTTGGCGTTCTTGTTGAACGACGTAGCAGCGATGGTACCAGTATATTGAACTTCATACACCGTATCAGGAGCATCGGCGACAAGAACATACGAAGCCACCGAAGCAGCACGATATTGTGGGCTGTTCAGGTTAAGGGGGTTAATAGTAAAACCAACTGCAACACCTACTGCAGCGGAATCCGTACCGGCGACGAACTTCGTCACACCCGGAGTACCACCGATAGAACCGACACCCGGAATAACCGTTTGACCAGCCGTATCCGAAGCAGTAGAGAGTTTTACCAAGTCACCTTGGAAAATTGCCGTGGCATCAGACGCCGCAGCAAAATACCGAGTAACTTGGCCATTCCACGGCGAACCGTCGATGTGGAGCACCGGACGGAAGCCATTAACGCGACTAACGTTAGCCATTTGTTAAATCTCCATTATGTAGATAAGATAAACACTGTGGCTAACGTGGTTACGTGATTATGTTCGACCAGAGCGATCAATTTTGACAGAACCATATT